ACATTTATCAAATGGTAATAGTGCTTCTACTAAAACTACCCATATGTTAATATACCAAGATTATGAGACACTTTCAAGTTGGTCGCCGGTTGAAAGTATTGTTATCATCAGTCCTAATTTTCCAATAAACTCACATGCAGTAAGTGCGGATTTAGATTATGTTAATGGTTTTGCAACAGTAATTGGTGATGTAAGACGTGAAAATGAAATCATGGAAATCTCAACGAACTCACCAATTCCATCTATAATTTATGAACCAAAAGAGTATAGATTTATGTCTATGAAACAAACCGACTCAGGTTTAACAAATATTATATTTAAGGTTTATTATAGGTTTAAAAACGATGGTAGTTTAATTCAAGTTAAAACAAATTTAGGTGGAAGTCTTAGTTTAAAATTAATGTTTAGAAAAATTAAATAATATCTCAATAATATATATATAAATGTCTGAATTATCCACAGTTCTAATTTCTGATTCTAGATACAATGATATTACCTCGTCTGTAACTATTGGGGTAAAAGATGGACCCGCCAGCGTGATTCATCAAAAATATCAACATAATTCTAACTCTACATCATCAACTTTATTTAATGTAAATGTTCCTTCTGAAAATACCCTAATTGATAGAAATATTCATATTGAAGGAACAGTATCGTGTTATTATGAAACAGCAATCGCAGCAGGTGAGACTATTACATTTAAAATAGTACCATCAGCTTTTCCTATGAATCAAGCTTTACAAAGTGTATCTCTTACCCTTAACAACAGTAAATTAAGCGTGCAGACTCAAGATATTCTCGGCGTATATTTAAAACAATTTGATCAAAAGTTTTTAAGCAAACATTGCCAGATGACACCTTCATTTGTAGATAAATATTTTGGGAAAGTAAAAGATGCAACCACAAATGATGGTGCTTCCAGTTATATGAGTGGTATTGAATCAGGTGAGAAAGATTCGGATACTGTAGGGAGATTTAATGAAGATTATAGTGTTAGCGTATTTTTAGGAGATGTTCCAGTTGTGATTGATCCCATCACAGGAGTATTTACCGTTGTAAATGGTGGTGCAGTAGCTTCAACAGTATATGTTCAATGCAGTGTAAATGTGTCAGAAACGCTTGTCGGCTTACCTACAGCAGAGATGAAAGAAAATGAAAGCAACTATTTAAGTATTAATAATTTAGAATTACTCCTACAATGGAATGACATGAGAAATGTATTTAATATTAGTGGTTCTTATTTATGGAAATCTTATGCAGGGGATTCTCAAAATAGATTAGTATTAGACGAAAGTGCAAGACTAAATTTAAAATACATGTCTCTTCATGCTTCTCAATATTCTAAATTAAATTCTAAGAATGTATTACCATATGATGAAATGGTATGTTATAAACGATTATTTACTGGTTCTGATGCAATTACTCAACAAGTAACTGACGTTATCAGTATGCGTCAAATACCAAATTTTATTTATATGGTAATTCGTCCTCAATATAACAGCATGAAACCGCAATTTAGTAATCATTTATGCTTTCCAATTACTGGTTTAAATATTACTTTTAATAATGTGAGTGGGTTATTGACCTCATATGGAGCTAAGGATCTGTATATGATGAGCCGCAGAAACGGTTCTCAACAAACATGGAGTGAATTTACAGGGGTTGTAAGAAATAAATATAATATTGGTTTTGCTGGTATTGGTTCTATTATTGTAATCGATCCAGTTCGCGATTTAGGTTTAAGTGACTTTTTAAGCAGTGGAAGTTTAGGCCAATTCAGTTTCCAAGCAACTGTAAATTATGAAAAAATTCTAGGACATGAATATGGAGAAGCAACAACAACCGCAACAGCAGATCAATTTCAAGCAATGGAAATTGCAACGATTTGTAATTATGGGGGAATTCTAATTAATGACAAAGGCAGTTCATCGACTATGTCGGGATTACTCACGAAACAAGCAGTTCTTGAAGCTAAATCTGGAAATAATCCAACTGTGAATTATGAAGAAATCCAACAAATGACTGGTGGTAATTTTAATAAAATGGGAACAACTAATATGAGTGGAATTTTAGAAAAAATCAAACAAATGGGAAAAGGTAAATATAAAGAATTGATGAAAGCCAATCCTACTGTAGGACAAATACAAGATAAACTGAGTAAATATATGTAAAATGATTTATTTATAAATATATATAAGAATTTCCATTAAATTTAATATATATAGTAATATATATAAAAGATATGTTAAAAGGATATAATGATATGAATACAAATGTTCCGAATACTTTTGCCACGGATGGAAAAATTATTTTATCTGGAGCTGGTAGAAAAGCAGTATATGAAGGAGCTGGATTTTTAGATGAAGTTAAGAAAGGATATAATAAAACAAAAAGTGCAGTTAAAAGTAAAACTGGTCAAAAAATAGTTGGTGCATTAAAAGAAGACAAATCGGTTATGAAAGAATTTACCAAAGCAAAAAAACAATTAAGAGATTATCAGGAAGGAATTAGAAAATCACCACCAGGAAAAGCAATGTTAGATATTTTAGAATCTCAGGGTGTTATTTCAAAAATTGAAGATGAATTGACCGGATCTGGTAATGCAAGTGGGAAAATAAGTAGAATCAAGAAGGCGAAGAAGTGGGCCGATTTTAGTGATACAAGTTTACGGAAAGGAATCGATACTGCTGCTTATGGTTACAAAGAATATAAAAAGGCGACGAATCCAATAACTGCTAAAATTACATCTATTTTCGGTGGTGCTGTCAAACGTCCTCCGAGTCCTTGGATTATGCATGTAAAAGCTTTCAGTCAAAAAAACAATATATCCTATAAGCAAGCGTTAAAGGAAGCATCACCTTCGTATAAGGCTATGAAAGCTAAAAATTAAATAAACTAATTAATAGAATGCTATAAAATATTCAGTTTTCAAAAAGTGCAAAAAAACGATATCGGTATTATCATTATAAGATATTGTATTATATCGTAAAATTGCCACTTTTTATTTATAGGGCGAATAGGGTAAATCAATTAATTAATATTATATAAATCAAATTTATAATATCAATTATTTTTTGATGTAATTATTAAGGGCCACATCTACACTAGTACCCATATCTGTTGTGTCTTTCTTCAAGTTTTCAATAATATTACTATATTTATTACTGAGATACATATTTCTTAACATTGAACTACCTATACTTTTACCAAACACCGTATTCAGTAATCGAGTAATGTCTTGGCTTTTAATGATATCTTCATTATAGAAAGTTTTTAAAAAATGAATATTATATGTCTTATTTTTAAGCTTAGACTTTTCAGGATGATTACTTAAATATAATGATATAACTTTCATAAGTTCATCTTCAATATTAACGACAACACTATTATATTTACCTTGTGTCTTGTAGTTATTAAAAATAAATTGTTGTTTATCAATATCCAGATAATTAAACTTATCATCACTCATATTATTAGATATTTTCATTAAACTAAAATCAATATTCCTTCTAGGAGCATGTAATGTATATAATGAAAGTACCATATAATTTAACAAGTTTATATAATCTTCTTTAGTTTTAACTTTTTTAACAACTTTTGATTTTAAATCACTACTAATTTTATCTATACTATCATTTGATAACCAATTTTCTTTCTGTGAATCACTCTTATCAGTTCTTACTTTTAATTGATTATTAAAATTAGATAAAATTTCAAAATACATGTCATATAAATTTTGTTGTTTTGAATTCTTTAATACTGTACATATTGATATAATATAGCTTCGCTGTGTAGTTGGCTTATAATCTTTAATCATATTTAATATATGTTTTGGTTCTTTCAAAAAATTAAAGTTGGTAATAGGCATATCATTATTAAGTTTCATTAAGTTTCTAGTATATAACTTTTTAGAAGAATCACTTATAGGTTTATCTCTTTGTTCAAATACATTATTTAAAAATTCCATATATATATAATCTATATTATAATTATTCTTAAACTTAAATATGGACTAAATATTTTCATTACTCGAATTTGTAAAAATGCCTTAATATAAATAGTATGCTTTGCAATCATTCAAGTAATGAGATATAATATACGGATTCTAGCAAATTTAAAATCTCATTACTCGAATTTGTAAAAATGCCTTAATATAAATACGAATTCAAGTAATGAGAATATATAGAAAGGAT